TGATCTTCAAATTTGCCAATGTCTTTTTATCTATGAGTTCCTTTGTAGTGACTATCTGTTCAACTGATCCAAACAATCCCTCTAGGACTAGTCTGTGTGTCTCCGTGCCATCCAGTGTTCCTGTAAAGCCAAACCTGTATTTACACTGATGTAACTTTGTCATTATACTGGTGAGAGATTTTGCTTTGAACATATGTGCCTCATCACCAATTATACAATCAAACTGTTCAAAGTATTTCTTAGGCATTTTATAGATTGATTGCCATGTAGATATTACAACATCCTTTTCAATTTTAGTTGTGTATCCTTGATACACCTTTTGACAATACGTACCTGAGCTCCAACCATAATCTTCAAAGTCTGTATACATTTGCTCGACAAGCGAGGTAGTGGGAACAAGAATTAGTGTCCTGTGTCCAGCCATCTGATAGTAACGCACTAATGAATAAATTATAAGAGATTTGCCAGAAGCAGTAGGACTAACAATAAGAGAACGATTTCTGGAAATAGCCAAGCGTACAGCATCAATCTGATAGTCTCGAATTTTGAGACTTTTCCCTCTCGATTTTGGTTTGAGAGATCGTACAAACCCTTGCACCACACTTCGGGTAACAGCTCTTTCGTTTTCAACTCCTTTTTCGATTTCATATTTTACTCCATTATCCCCACACCATTTTTTTATGTAAGGTAGTAATCCTATATATATTTCTCCTGATGCTGGAGAAAATAAACGTATCTTACCATCCCACATACGTTTACGAACCATCGGCATAAACTTTGCATTAGGAACCTCAAAAGTAAAAAAGTCAGCCAACTCCTGACTAAGTGCTGGAGATAAATCAGATAGTGTGAGGTAGACCTCGTTCTTTTTAGATATAAGCATTTTGTAAAGTGTTTGGATTACCGTAGTGACCTCTTGCCAGAACATTCCAGGCCACACTTATACGTTCATTTGTAGTTGGTGGAACCCAATGCATTAACCAAGATGGAAAAAATAAAGCAGTGTCCACAGTTGAGTCTAATTGTATCATATTAGAATTATATTTGGTGTCTGTTTTTTTCTTAGGAATCATTACATTTGCTTGTGGTCTAGGATCAAAAAATTGAATAGGTGAACCACTTTTCAAATAATAAACGCCAGATAAAATATTATTAGAATGTGTGTGAGGAGAGTGGTCTCCGCCTTTATTGAGCAGATTGCCCCACATATTTGTAATCTCTAGTTTATCAAATTCGTATCCACTATGTCTTAGAATTTTCTCTGAATACGCTAAAACTTTTAATGATAAAGGCTTAAAGTAAGACATGGTATGCAAATCATCGTTTGTACTGCCGTCTGTAATGTAATTACGTTGAACATACATTTTCATATTTATTTTATCATATGTCTCAATATCCATTTTTACCTCATGAATTAACGTAGGAAAACACTCATAAGTTTTTACATCAACCATGCCAGCACACTCCATCTAGTTCCTTTCATGACAATTTTTGCTTCGTGTGGATACATAAAGTTTGCGGGAAATACAATAGCAGAACCTTTGTTTGGTTTGATTTCTTTTCCAGCCACCACAAACTCACCACCATCATAATCATCATTTAAGTAAAGTAAAATTGTCACATGAGGGTATCCCCACTTCTGTCCATGACTATGATGTATATTGTCTATGTGCTCTGACATAAACCCGCCGGGGCCATATTTGTTAATTCTAAAATCTGTAGTATGCTCACAAGAGAATCTTGGAAAGTCAAACTCATATTGTCTAACTGCTTTTACAAAACAAACCTTTAGTGGCTCGTAAAATTTATTGTCCTTATGTATCCACGCATCATCCATCACCACTCGTTCTTCTGAATTTTTAGTGATACCCTTGTGATTAGAAAATGATGAGGGTTTATAATCTAGTTCCGCAGCCATGAGTGAATCACACAACTCATCATCTACGGTTTCTTCATACACCTTGATATAGTCTTGTATGTTCATACCATACCAGCCTCAAACTTTTTCCAATCTATTGCATTACGAATGTCCCATCCACGATTATCAATAGATTTTGTGACGCCATCAATATATTTTATGATACTTTCATAATAAGAAATTTTACCTTGAATATTAAGTATGTCTTCATCAGAATTTATGTATATCTGTAAATCAGTCTTTAAAACTTTTAAGTCAAAAGGTTTTGCAGCATATACTTTTGCATCAGCCTTACCACCATAATATTCCCATTTTTGCCGATATAATCTTTGATGGTCAGCTTTTGCAATTATGAGTAGCTGGTCATATTTGGTTCTATATCCCAACCACTTTGCTTTAATGTTTTGATTTTTATAAGATTCTTGGTTCAGACTTTCTTGGTCTGTTATATTTAAATCTTGTTTTGCTTCACGTTGTAGTTCTTCTAATTTCATAATATACTTCTTAAAAAAATGAGCAGAGTTTGATTACTCCCTGTGTACTATGTTGACCCTAGTGAGGCTGCCGAGGTGTCACTAGAATTTAAGTCTAAGATTTGATATTTGTTAAAGTTTATCAAATCTCTGCTCGAGTTTATTTATATCAGATAATAGTTTCGATTTCATAAATTTGATATGTAAAGTCTACAGTTGCTGTTAAATATTCTACATCTGTTGCATCTTGGGTATACTCTAATGCAGATAAAGCGACTGGATATAAATCTTTAAACAGAATGTTAACAATGGGATTGTTTTTATTTGACAATATGGTGAGAGTTGCATCAGAGAATAGTGCATTCTTTGAGGATGCTTTTTGAACATCTCCGATATCTGTACTTGTGCTAACAGCACTCCTAGCAGTGGCTGGAGTGTTAGAGGTGTTTACCTTGAAGTCTGAAAACTGTTTTCTACTTTTAGGAAAACCTATTCCTATTAACCATTCGTGAAGACTCAAGTAGTTCTCTAAAAATTCATCAACTATAAAATTGACAGTAAGATTGTCAAATGTAAGCTGGTCTCCCTGTATGGGGATAGATTTAAATGGAGTAGGTATTACAACATCAGAAAGTGAAATCGCGGGTACTTGTGCTGAAGTGGTGAAAAATTCTACTTTTGGTAATTGGTGTATACCAAACTTAAACTGAGTCGGACTAGCATAGTCCAACTTAGTTGGTTGTCTGGATAACGGTGATGTTTCTACAGCCATACTAGTATTTATAAACAAAAAAAAGAGGAGGCCGAAGCCTCCTCTAATTTGGTAGTCAAGTTTCTTATTATTACATGAGGTTGTTAACTTTAACCCGACGATAATAAGCATTCGTGTTTGCATCCAAGGACGCATCAGCATTAAGACCGGAAGCAGGGAAACCAGCCGAAGCTGCACCAGCAGCAGCAAATGGGTTCGCGGCCATACCGTAACGTGTCTTGAAGCCAATCTTCGGCTGGAATGTGTTCTCACCAACCGCACGAACCATCTGCAACGGAACGTATGGGCAGTAGAAGAAACCAGCATCATAAGGCGAAGTTCCCTTATAACCACAAACATAGTACTGAGAAGCAGCTACGTTAGCCGAATACGGATCAACATAAACCTTGTAACGACCGTTCATCACACCAGCAAATGTGGTCGATGTATCATCAACATTAAGGTTATTGTTGAGAGCAGGTGTGTAATCCAGAACACCAGCCATCTGAAGAGCAGAAGCAACATCAGCAGAGCAGATGATCATATTACCTTTACCGCGACGTGTCTGTTGACCAATCGCATTGGCATCACGCTCAATCTGGAACATCAGACCTTTGAACTTCTCAACCGACCAACGTCCGTTGGAGTCTGTATCAAGGTCAAAAGTACCAGCAGTTGTTGTATTAACCTGTGCACCAGCAACAGCTGTTACATACAAGGAACGAACAACTTCACGGTTAATTTCAGCAAGAATTTCCGTCGAGAGAATGTTGGAGAGTTCCGTCTCCGCATCCAAACCGTGGATTGCTTTAAGGTCCTGAGCAAGTTCCATTGTGTACTCAGCTTTCAGAGCACGGGTAACTGCCGTAACCGTCGTCTTTTC